TTGCCGAGCGACTGTTCTTCGCAAGCCGGGAGAGCGAAAATGGTTTGTGGAAAACGTGTTGATAGAATCGAAGCGGTTGAGGATGGGCGACAAGCGAGTCGAATCGAGCCGCTACAAGGGCATGGTTCCGCCAGGAACGGTCTGGGGACTCGCCACAAACGACGATCAGCTTGTCATTGAGCCCACGGAGCCTCAAGAGCGATGGGGTCGCGTACAGGGCAATAATGCAGAGCGGCGCAAAGCTCATCCGAACCAATTGCCAGAACGGTATCTGATTCGAGCCATCGGTGCCTACACTCAGCCGGGCGACTTGGTTTTTGATCCGTTCGGCGGCTCTGGAACGACTTCTACGGTCGCTTATTCACTTTCTAGGCATTCAATCACGACCGATATTTCAGCAGCGAATTGTGAATCAATTAAGGAACGAATTCAGATTGGAATCAAGTTGTGAAAGTTTTAGTTGCTTGTGAATTTAGCGGCGTTGTCAGGGATGCTTTTACGGCAAAGGGACATTTTGCCCAAAGCTGCGATTTACTTGACACTGAATCGCCAGGCTGGCATTACAAAGGTGACGTAAGAGATATTTTGCATTTGGGATGGGATCTTATGATTGCTCACCCGCCTTGCACACGGCTTTGTAATTCTGGAGTCAGATGGCTGGCTGAAAGAAATTTGTGGGCTGAAATGGAAGAAGCCGCAAACTTTTTTCGATGTTTATTGGATGCCCCAATAGCTAAAGTTTGTGTCGAAAATCCAATAATGCACAAATACGCAAAAGCTATTTGCGGCGAGCAAACTCAAAAAATTCAACCTTGGCAATTTGGACACGGAGAGACAAAAGCGACTTGCTTGTGGTTAAAAAACTTACCAATCCTTAAACCGACGAAAATTGTTGAGGGGAGAGATCCAAAAGTTCATTATCTTCCACCGAGTAAAGACCGATGGAAATTGAGAAGTGTGACGTATCAAGGGATTGCAAACGCAATGGCAGAACAGTGGGGATAAGATGATCGACTTAGAAAATTCAAGCATTCGAGCGGACTTGGCCGAATCAATTTCTTGTGAGATTGATGACTTTTGTGAAACGCATTACAGCGATGGTTTTCGCAAGCACCTAGGCGCTTCGGTCATTGGCAAGTCTTGCTCTAGGCAGCTTTGGTACGCTTTCCGCTGGGCTCAAGCCGAAAAGATTGACGGTAGGACTCACCGAATCTTTGAGCGGGGGCGGCGCGAAGAAGAACTGGTTTGGACTTATCTGCGAGGTATCGGCTGCGAGGTTCACGATCTTGATCCCGATACTCAGAAGCAATGGCGAGTATCCGTCCACGATGGTCATTTTGGCGGCTCGATGGATGCTCGAATCAAGCTGCCTGCAAAGTATGGAATCGACGAATGGATTTTGGCCGAAGTCAAAACCATGTCCGACACCAATTGGAATCGGATGGTCAAAGAAAAAGTCAAAGTCAACAAGCCCGAGTATTGGGCTCAGATGAATATCTACGGGTATCTTTCCGAACCAAAAATGAGGTATGCCCTGTTCATCGCTGTGAACAAAAACAACGATTCGATCCATTTTGAACTGCTCAAGCTCGACGAAGCCATCGCAATTGACTACATCGGAAAAGCCCGAGACATTGTTTTTGCTCAAGAGCCGCCCACAAAAGTCGCATTCAGCCCAGCCAATTTTATCTGCAAATTTTGCCCATTCAGCAACATTTGCCATTACGATCAAGTGGTCGAAAGGAATTGCCGTTCCTGCAAGTATGCCAAGCCGGGACCGGATGGCTCTTGGCTCTGTGGTGTTCACGGCGACTCGCCAATCCCTGAAGATTTCATTCCTCTTGGCTGTGCTAATCACAAAGGGATTGACTGATGATTGTCCCTCGTCCATACCAAATCGAAGCGGTCGATTCGACGGTCGATTATTTTGCCCGAGGGAACAGCGGCAATCCGCTAATCGCGATGCCGATGGGAACAGGCAAGTCTCTGATTCCACCACTATTCATTCACCAGGCGATGCGTCAGTGGCCTAATTCGCGATTCCTGCTGCTCACTCATGTCAAGGAATTGATTCGGCAGAATGCTCAAAAGATGCTTGAGGTTTGGCCGACTGCGCCGCTTGGTATCTATTCGGCTGGGCTCGGTCGCAAAGAAGCCTTCGCGCCGATTGTCTTTGGAGGAATTGCATCGGCTCGAAACAAGATTGCCGAGATTGGTCATCGGGACATTCTATTTGTCGATGAAGCCCATTTGATCAGCCCGAACGAGGAATCAATGTATCAGCAAACGATTGCTGAACTGAAAGCGATCAACCCTTACCTAAAGGTAATCGGTCTGACCGCGACTCCCTTTCGGATGGGACAAGGTTACTTGACCGATGGCGGAATCTTTAGCGATGTTTGCTACGACATTACCGGCCTCAACGAATTCAACAAGTTGATTGACGATTGCTATCTGACCACACTGGTTCCGAAGTCAACTTCCACTGCGATTGATATTAGCTCAGTCTCAATCCTGGCGAACGACTACAACCAAAAAGAACTGGCGGCTGCGGTCGATAAGATTCCGATTATGCGGTCTGCCATCGAGGAAACATTGGCTCTTGCCCACGATAGGCAAAGCTGGATGGTATTCGGCGCTGGGCTTGAGAACTGCGAGCATCTGACGGATATGCTCAATGTTGTGGGAGTGGCAGCTACGGTAGTTCATTCCAAGCTCGACGATCAAACTCGCGACGACCGAATCGAGGCTTTCAAACAAGGTCGCTTTCGAGCAATCGTTTCCAACAACTTGCTGACGACCGGCTTTGATCACCCGAAAGTTGATTGCATTGTGGACTTGCGACCGACAACGAGCATTGTTTTGCACGTTCAAAAGTACGGTCGCGGGACTCGCCCTTACTACCATCCTGCTTGGACGATTGATCAACTCCAGTCGCTAGTAAACAGAAAAGCGGCAATCGAAGCTGGAGGAAAGAAAAATTGCCTAGTGTTGGACTTTGCCGGGAATGTTTCGCGGCTCGGTCCAATCAACGATCCTCGCGTTCCAAAGAAGCGAGGTAAGGGAACTGGCGAAGTCCCAATGAAGCTCTGCCCGGCCTGTAATGCGTACAACCACACGACTGCCAGGATTTGCTGCGGCTGCGGAAAAGAATTCTTGTTCAAAGTCAAGATTCGCAAGTCTGCTTCGACCGAAAACATTGTCGCGAATTCAGATTCGCAAATTGAAATCCTTCAGGTGGATATGGTTACTCGCTCGATTCATCGCAAAGCCGACAAGCCGCCAAGCCTCAAGGTCAGCTATCTCTCGGGATACCGAATCTTTAATGTTTGGCTTTGCTTCGAAGGGACTGGCTACCCCAAGAAAGTCGCGGCTGATTGGTGGCGGCAACACTTTGGTGATCAGATTCCGCAATCGACTCAAGAAGCCTACGATCAATTCCCGGCTTGCCGACTTCCCCGAAAGATTCGTGTCGATTCTGGCGGCAAATATCCTAAAGTTTTGGAGTACGTTTTTTAATGTTCGAGATCATTTATGCCGATCCACCTTGGAGTTACAAGGACAAAGCTAAAGCTGGCAATCGCGGGGCTGAGTTCAATTATCCTTGCATGAGCATTGAGGATATTTGCCGATTGCCGGTAAAAAGCCTAGCAAGTCCGAATGCAACTCTGTTCCTGTGGGTAACGAGCCCAATGCTGGCCGAAGGCTTTCGAGTCATGGGCGACTGGGGATTTACCTACAAGACCATCGCATTCGTGTGGGTCAAGCAAACAAAATACGGCAAAATGTTTTGGGGGATGGGCAATTGGACTCGCGCGAATGCCGAAGTCTGCTTGCTGGGAATCAAGGGAAAGCCCAAACGAATCGCCAAGAATGTTCACCAGATCGTGAGCAGTCCGATCCGTGAGCATTCACGCAAGCCGGATGAAATCAGAACCAAGATTGTTGATCTTATGGGCGACTTGCCTCGAATCGAATTGTTCGCTCGGGAAAGAGTGCCAGGCTGGTCATCTTGGGGAAATGAAGTGGAGTGCAACGTGAGGTTAGGATGACTTGGGACACGATTTTGGGCTTGATCGCTATGGGTTTATGTTTTTTCTTTGCTTGGCTCATTGGAGGAGACGAGGATGAAGTATCTAACGCCGATTGATTTGCAAAGTGAGTACGGAAACGCTTTCATTTTTGACGTAGAGTGTTTCAGCAACTTCTTTTTCGCCGCATTTAAGTCGCTCAAGACCGGCAATCTGATCGTATTCGAGCGGTCGCCAGATGCCGAGCTTAACCCCTCGATTCTCAGATGGTTCATCGAGACTTTCGAAATCATCGGCTTCAATTGCAAGAACTACGACGACATTCTGCTGTGGGCAGCAATCGATGGTATTTGGACGGAGCAACTGAAAGGTATTTCCGATGCGATCATCTTTAGTGAAATGAAGCCGAGCGAGATTGAAGCCTCTTACGGGTTTCGCTGCGGAGTAGCCAACTCCATCGACTTGATCGAAGTCGCTCCTTCTGCCGGTCTATCCTCGCTCAAGCAGTACGGTGGCAGAATGCACACTAAGCGAATGCAGGATTTGCCGTTCGACCCAAACAAAGAGTTGACGCGAGACGAAGCTGCCAAGGTCCGAGAATACTGCATCAACGACTTGGCTCAGACTGAAGAATTGTACCGCAAGCTCGAAAAGGCAATTGAACTGCGAAAGCGAATTGGCGAGCAGTACGGGCTTGATTTGCGGAGCAAGTCCGATGCTCAGATTGCCGAAGCGGTAATCAAGAAAGAAATTAGCGAATTGACTGGGAAGATTCCGACCAAGCCCACTGTAACAAAAAGCAGTATTTTTTCGTATCAAGTGCCTGACTTCATTCGTTTTTACACGGATGAGTTACAAGAAGTTCTTGCGAAGATTCGCGCCGCTGAATTCAAGATTGACGAGAATGGCAAACTGATTATGCCGCCTGAATTCGCTGAGACTCAGGTGAAGATTGGTAAGAGCAAGTACCAACTCGGGATTGGCGGCTTGCATAGCTGCGAGAAGGCGATGATTCTGATTGCCGACGAGGAAATGGTAATCATCGACCGAGACGTTGAATCCTATTATCCTGCAATCATCTTGCGAGAAAAACTTTTTCCTGAGCATATTGGACCAGCTTTTCTTGACACCTACGGTGACATTGTTCGCCGTCGATTACAAGCCAAGCGAGACAAAGACAAGACGACTGCCGACTCCCTGAAGATTACGATCAACGGAGCCTTCGGAAAGTTAGGAAGCAAGTATTCTGCGATTTACGCTCCGAACTTGCTGATCCAGGTGACAATCACCGGGCAGCTTTCTTTGCTCATGCTGATCGAAATGCTCGAATGGTGCGGGATTAGTGTTCGCTCGGCCAATACCGATGGTATCGTCATCTACTGCCCACACTGGCAGATTGAACAGGCTCAGACAATCGTTGCTCAGTGGGAGCAAATTACCGGTTTTAAGACCGAGGAGAGCAGTTACAAAGCCTACTACGCTCGGGACGTTAATAACTACATCGCGATTGGTCGAGACGATTCGATCAAGGCGAAAGGCGAGTTTGTAAATCTACTTTCGATGAAAGAGCCGAACCGTGAAATGCTGATGAAGAACCCTGATGCAAACATTTGCTCCGAGGCAGTCATGCTTTTCCTTCGCGACGAGATCCCGATTGAAGCAACAATTCGCAACAGTCGCGAATTCAGCAAATTCGTGATTGTCAGAAAAGTTAAAGGCGGCGCTGAGAAAGACCGAGAATACATTGGTAAAGTCATTCGCTGGTACATGCGAACCAATGACTTCAGGCCGATTCGTTACGTCAGCAACGGTGCGATGGTCCCCGATTCCTGCGGCGGGTATCCGGTAATGGAAATGCCAGACAAGATGCCGAAGGATATTGATTACGGCTGGTATATCGCTCGGGCGAAAAAGATGCTGTCAGACATGGGTTACGGAAACAAATTCAAGCAAATGGAGTTATTCGTATGAAAGAGATGCGCAAGTCATTTTTCGAGTGCATGGAATTGGTTTACGGATTTCACGCAATTCCAGATCACCAGCTTAGTGACGTAGTTCGCATTTTCATTATGGGATGGTGTGAAAGCCTACGGGAGCATGATGATTTTCCTGCGATTGAAAAAGTTGCTCCTCTGATGCTTGAAGTTGCCGATGCTCGCTGGATACCAGATGATTCTTGGCGATGGTGGCTTAATACCAATTAGACGGCATAAAGCCGAATATTATCGAGCAAGCCGCCAAGTCCAAAGTTAGGATTCGGATTCAAAGCTCTGAATTCCAATCGAGTCGTGGTTGTAGTCGCTCGGGTCAAATTGATTTCAAAATACTGCCAGTCAGTTTCAGTTTTTTGAATCGAATCCGCAGTAAAAGTTTGGACGTAAAGGCCATTCCAATAAAGTGCGATAGCGTTATCAACTTCACCTAAGCCGGGGCGACCTGAATAGTTAAGCTGAAGTCGGTAACGTCTATTGACAGTAGTGGTGAAATCTCGCCACATGACCTTTTGGCCATCCAGTTCGCAATGCTTGTCGCCTTGCGCTGCCGGTCCAATTCCAGCGACATTGTTCTGGATTTCAACACCGTCGATGGCGCTGGTTGTGAATCCACCGGGATTAGGCACAAGCAAGAAACCACCTTGAGGAACATTGTGAAATTCGAAGTCAGCGGTGAAGATGGACTCAAGTTCACCGTCGATAAGTCCGTCAATATAATCACGGTCGCGACTGTAGTAGCGATCATCATAATTGATCGCATTCACCTTAATCGTGAAATTGTCTTTTGGTTCTTTTTCCTGAACCAAAAACGCTTTTTCCCTTGGTGAATCGTTTGCTGTGATGATGTAAGTGGTCTGAGCGTATCGTTCGAGTTCCATGACCAAAGGTAACTTTGGCGGCTTGGACAGAACAACTTCGTATTCATTCGAGACAGAGACAATCGGCAGCAACTCGACGGTCTGATCGAAGTGCTGAATCGCCATCGTGTAAGACTTTCCGGCTACCGGCACAAAAGGCTGGCTCAAACCGATGTTGAGCCCGTTCTGCGACATGATTTGCCCGTCAACAGTGTCAGGGCGAGTGTTGTCAGCAACCAGAATTCGGTCGTTGATTACCAGCAGCGAAGCCTCGGCAGTCGCTTCAAACTCAACCCCGACATTTTGGTAAAGAATCTTCTGGTACGTTCGCCAGGCATGAAAGTGAGCTTGAAATTCGCTCTGAATGCCCACAGACTGCACCTTCTTCGGATTGACTGCTGACCCATCCTCTGGAATCAGGAAATTGAGAGTCGCGCCGTCCTCTTGGTCGATGTATTCAAAGTCAACACCATCATTATCCTCGAAGGTGCCGAACTGAATCGTTCGCTGCTCGCTGCGAGGGATTTTGTTGCGATGATTGAACAGCATTCGGTTGACGGTGCTTCGACTTTCAAATTTAAGTCTTAATTTGCTGCCAAAGCGATAGGCTTTGCAGAAAATGGCTTCGGCAATCGAACTGACGGTTTCTTCGAATGACAGATTCGCATCGTCGAAAGTATGATTGAATCTGAGGATTTGGTCGCTGCCAAAGTAATCGACAATTCTAATGACTTGACGATCAATGTTATCGAAGTCAATTTGATTCGCTGTTCGCCTACCGATGTAAGGGTCAAGGCAAGCAGCAATCAGAATAAGTCGAGCATCACTTGTGGGATAAAGCTCGGTTGTTAATTGGTCATTGGTGCCGGTGACAAGAGCCGGAATCTTGCGAGTTGCATGGCAGTTCAGCTTGCGTTCCTTAATCGAGAGCGCTCCGCTGGTTGCGTAAGTCTTGGCATAAATCGTCGTGACGTTCCCAAAGTCGGCTTGGGTGACATATTCCATGATGTAGAGATCCCGCCACTGGATCTCGTCGATGATTCGCCCCTCGAACTTTTTATCCATCGGGGTAAGTCGTCTGGCTCGGACTTCCCAGTAGGTTCCTTTGGTATTGGCATTTGCCGCGACCGTGTATTTAAGTGTTGCCGCTCGGCTATTGCGAAGTGCCGAAGAACCGATGACGGTAACTTCGCCGTCTTGCATTGGTCCGATTACATTGCCGTCAGCATCAACCGGAGTGAACTGAACTTCAATCTCAACGTCAAACTGAGTTTGCTTTTTACCGTTGTCTTTGTAGAGCCCGTTGACCGCAATGAAGTTACAGTAGATTGCGTAAGGATCTTCGACCGTGAAAGGTCCAACCCACTTTTCAGCAGTCGAGTAAATTGTCGGGCTGTAGAATTCGGTTTGACTGTTTGGGAAGTTAGTCAGGTCGGCCCATTTAGGATTGACCAAAGCCGGATTGACCAAGCTAATGCTTTGTCCAGTGACGGCGAGGACTTTGTAAGTGCCATCTAGGTTGACCGTGATTCCGTTCTTCGTGTAGGTAGAATCCTTAATTGTCAAGTCGTCATCGACGGCAAAGTATTCTTCGAAGTTCAGTTCGCCGGTGTTGACGATCTGATCAGGCCAAACAAAAGCCAAGTCGTTTTCACCTTCGATTTCACTGGCATTAGGCGCTCGAAGAACTTGACCATTGACCGAGTTGCTTTTGCTGGCAGTCCAGACTCGCTCTGTAAACGGAGTGCCAATGGTCAATTCCGGTCCAGCAAGAGTGTGTGGGCTTGTTCCCGGTCCATAGACCATCACGCTTGTGCCAGCAATGTCCTCAATCGGAGTAACGTCATCCTTAACGTCCTCGATCAAGTAGCTGCCTCTGCCCACACAGAAGTAGGCGTATTCGACTTCGCGGTGATTCTCGAACACCATGAAAGGCTTGGCGATCAAGTCAGGGGTCGAGCGAACCTTGCCGAAAATATCTGGAATTCGCTGAAGCGGTCGAGCCTCGTTAATTCGATTGCTTAGACCGTTGTTAGGACTGTTCTCCTGAGTGTTCTTTGGAACTGGAGGCTTTGGGCGAAGCAGATAGCTAATCAAACCGAGCAGCAGAATTCCGAACAATCCATTGAAAGCTGAAAACAACCCGATGAAAAAGAAACTGGGGTAGGTGACGACATAGATCGTTCCTTCCAGATCGTTCAACGCAAGAATCTGCTGCTCGTTAGTCGGAGTAATGTCGGATTCCACAGTAACAACATTGTGGTAAATCCGAGTGTTGTCAGGAAACTTGTTCCACTTGGACATGATGAATTCGATGACGTTTTCAGTCTCGAATTCTTGCCAAGTCTGCGAGTCAAGTGAATTTTCGCCAATGATTACTTTTTTCAGCATAGGTAAAAATTCCACTTGGAGTAACACTGAGAGACGCAATCAAAGTCGTCGAGCCTAGCGCCGCCATCGGTCAGATGAAAGACGTTACCATCCGTCCAGATAGCAGCGTGGGGAGGAGTGTTTGGCTTTTGGAAAAGCACGATGCAAGGTTCGACTGGCTTGTCCAGCTTGATCAAATCCTTGCGATGACGCATCGCCTCATCGAGTTTTCCGCTGTTCCAGGCACAAAGTATTCCAGCTAAATCTGTCCCGGCTAGTTCGAGCCAAACGTCTCGAACGAAGTGCGAACAGTTGTAGTCGCGGGAATCGTATTGCTTGGAAAAGAACTTGTCGAGATTGATCATAGAAACCCACGGAGCATTGGGAATCTTTGGAACGTGTAAATCTCGCCAGTTCGACTGACGTTCAGACTCGGGGCTTTAGCCTCGAATGCCGCACCTGTCTTGGTAAAGGTGAATTCCGAGCATTCCAGATAAAGCGGACCCTGCAAGATCGATTCCAAATTATCGGAGCGGTAAGTTCGGAAAATGATCTCAGGTCGAATGTTGAATCCGTTGTTTGCGGCAACCAAATCCAATTCTTGCGGCAAAGCCTCGCCCAAGTCGCCAAATTCAATTTTGAATCCAAAGTCCAGGTCGAGACTGCTGCCCGAGGGAGTGATCTTCAGTGGGTAGTAATCAAAGATCGCATAGGTGCCATCTTCGAGTCTGACTGTTACACCATCAGTTTTATTGCGCACGACACGATGAGTCTGGCTGAAATTGGGGTGTTTGAATTCAACCAATTCCAGCAAGACAACATTCGAGTTTGAATTCAGAAAGAATTCTGAAAGCCGAGACATTAGGCATTACCGGCATTGAGGGTAAAGGTGCTGACCGTGATCGTACCACCTGAAGTGATGGAAGTGGTATCCAAAGTCATATCCCCGCCGCCACCGGTCGCGGTAATCGAGCCTTGGATATGGCAAGTGGTTCCGGTCGAATCGTAGATTCGGAAATGCCCTGCGGTTCCTGTAGCATCAGCCGAGGTGTCAGACCAAGTGCCAGATTTAGCTTTGGACGAAGATGCCGCTGCCGCCATCCAGTCTGAAGGTAAAGTCATCGTTGCCAAGACCGTACCGGTATCCGCCGAGGCGCAGGTAGCTGGTTTTGAGCCGCTGCGAATTCGGAGAATCGGGCTAGTTCCGATTGCGGTTTCAACCGCATCGAGTTTGGCGTTACGCACCGTTGTTGAATAATTGATTGGCATAGTTGCTCCTAAACAATTGCTAAACCAGTTGAACTTAAAGTGTCGTCATCTTCAGTTGCCGTCAAAATTGCATAGTTAGCAACACCAGCAGCAGTTCCATCTGAAGTGATTGTATCGGTATCTTCTGTAATCGAAGCGACTGCGAGAAGTTCTGGTACCTGAGAGTTGCCAGTAATTGTAAACGAATCGTCGTCCTCGTTGACATTGAACGACGCGACAAGCCCAAAAGCAACACCGACTGTTCCAGCCGAAGTTAAAGTATCGTCGTCCTCGGTCGCGATCAAAACAGCAAGCGGGTAGCCCACAGCCGGGACGGCATTGTAAATGTCGATGATGGCTTGGTTTGCCGTGTGGTCAGGTCGCTTCGGAATGACTTCAAGTTCTGCTCTGACTTGATACGAATGACCGCTTAATTCGGAAAGTTCGAGCGTATCTTCGATGAATGCGCAAACATATTCTTGCCGGTAATGCTTATCGACAACCAACTCTAGGATAAAAGGCAGTGAACCCTTCATTGTCGCGGTATCGAAGAAAGCTCGGAAGTAATCGTATTCATTTCGGTCGAATGACCAAGTTACCTGAGCTTTCGAAGCAGTATTGATAACGTCTGCTCGACGGCGCGATAAGCCGCCTTCCAAGGCGACTGACACGAAGCTAACGCCATCCTTGACGCTATAGCTTTCCGATTCTGGTGGAATGGCGAACTTTTGCATTAGCGGCGACGACGAGTTTGAGTTGAGTCAGTTAAAGACTTACTGATTTTGCTGTTGGCGCTGCGAATCTCATTGGCGACGAGGCGAGGAGTTCGTTCTTGAACCGTTCGCTCGGCAATTTGAGTCGCGATGATTTCAACATCGGTCTGATTGATTCGACGAACCTGGATGTTGCCATCGGTGTAATTCTTGACCGAGACATTCATCTGGACGTTGCTTCTACCCACAGAGCTACTGGTGACGTTTGCGCCCCGCTTCATTGCTTCGAGGACAGGCCGATTGCGTTTGGTCGCACCGGCTGGCATGACAAACTCTCGACCGTGGACAAAGCCTGCGACTTGGTTTACTGGCAAGTTGCCAGTGTAGCCACCAGTGGCGAATCCCATGCCGCCCATGCCGCCCATCATGCCGCCCATCATACCACCCATGCCGCCAAATCCGCCACCGAAAACGGAGAACAGCATTTTTTGGAAGAATCGATTCAAGAAGAAGCGAAGCAAGTCATCGACGATTGCCTTGAGCATCTTTTTGAATTCGAACTTACCAGTATTCGTAAATTCGATGATCGCATCGGTAACGTGACCGAAGGCTTGCTGGGCAAGCTGCATGAAGGTATTTGAGGCATCATTGGTCGCGTTGTTGAGCCCGTTCATACTCTCGGTAGCTCGATTACCAAAATTGGTAGCTGCGTTTCCAGCATTCTCATAATTGCGAGCCATTTGCATCAATTGCTCATTCTGTTGCCGTAATCCTTGATTCGGACTACCGATTACTCCCAATGCAGTTCCCGCCATTCCTCCAAAAGCGCCGCCACCCAATTGCCCAATAGCACCTGCGATTGCTGGCGCTGCCCCACCAGCCAAAGAACCGAGAGCAGCGGCGACCGATTGAATAGCTGCCCACAACTGATCAAGCAGTCCCTTAATGAAAGTTACAGTGTTAGTCCAAAGTCCTTGCCAGTTTTGAAGTGCTGCTCCCCAATTTTCAATAACCGAAGCGTTACCGTCTCGGGTATATTGCATTATGTTTTGAGAAAAAGCCTGTAATTGACTTCCATACATTTGCAAATTCATTTGCAAATTTTGAAGTACGGTTCCTTCAATCTGAATTCTTTGGATTGCATTTTGCTGAGCTTTTTGCAAAACAGAATTTTCAAATAGATTAAAAGCCTCAGTCATTTTATCAAGATTATCTTGATACTGAATTGACATTTGATCGAAAAAAGGTTTTAGCTGCGGATATTGTTCCGAATCAAAAGGAATAGTTAAATCTTTTTGAAGATTTTTATAATAATTCTCTCGCGTTGGACCAAATTGCATACCAACTCCTCGCATAAATACGGGGAGTTGACCGTTAATTCTGTTAAAAACATCGTAAAATAGTTTTTCCGCTTCTTTGGCGAGTTTTAGAAAAACCATAATCATAACGTTATAGATTTGATCCCCAACCCATTGAAAAGATTGAAGTAATGCTAAACCAAGATCGGCAAAATCTGTATTAACTAAAGTTTGAAAAAATGCGGCGACAGTCGAAAGGCTTTCCCTTACGACATAAGAAAACATTTTCCAACCGGGAATCAAAATGCTATTGATTAGATAAGCTGCATTTTCAGGATTAAAGATTTGCCCTAATGCGTCACCTACACCAAAAACTAAATCTTTTAGAGTTAAGAAAAGACCGTAAACAATATCTCTTAAAGTAACAAATCCTGTACCAGCAATGACAATTTTATCTCCAAAATAAGTCATACCGGCGACCAAACCGCCAATTAAACTGGCGATTGTGAACAATCCTCCAGTAAAAATGTTCAGAGCGGCAAAGATTGTTGGAACAGATACAGCAAGTATTCCGGCCAAAATAGATTCAATTACGCGAAACGCTTGTGGCAAATTATTACTGATGTAATCAATAATTTTGATAATACTTTGGCTAAATCCCCACTTTTTATCCAAATCCCCAAAGAACTTGACCAAATTATTTTGAAGAACTGTCAGAGCTTGCCCGATAGTCATCGGTAAATCTTTGAAAGCAGCATCAACAGAAGGCTTCAAGTCCCTAAATGCTTTTTGCAACATTGCGATATTGATCTGTCCATCGCGAGACATTTCATAAATGTCTTTGCGACTTTTACCTGCCGCCTTGGCAACAGCGTCGAGGATCTGAGGCATAAGCTCTGCGACCGAACGGAATTCGTCACCGTCGAGCTTACCCTTATTGAAGGCTTGCGACAACTGCAAGAGAACCGCGCCTGCTTCTTGAGCCGAGGCACCGTTCATTGCGAGCAGTTTGCCCACAGTCTCAGTAACGTCGAGGGATTCGCGTTGAGACGCACCGACCGCAGCCAAAGCCATATCGAAGCGACGATAGGCTTTGGTCATGTCACCAACCGGGGCTCGGGCATTATTGGCGATTTTGAAAAGCTCGTCTTGAGTTTTGGTCAATTGCTCGCTGGAAGTAGTTACCCCTCGCAACTGATTCTGCATCACTTGGAAAGCATCGGCAGCATCCAGAATGTTCTTTCCGACACCAGCAATAACGACGATGCCCGAGATCGTTCGCAAAGTTCGAATGAGCGAAAGCATGTCGCTATTGAGCAACATGCTGGTCGTTCGCAATCCAACCCAGCGACTTGCAAGTTGACTTGCGCCGCTACTAGCGCTCGAATAAGCAGATCGCAGCCTTTGCATTACGCTCAATTTTTGCGCAATTTGTTGTTGAGCCGATTGCGCGGTTCTCGCAACTTGAGTGTTAGCAACTCCGTAATTACGGAGAGCTAAAGTTCCGCCTTGCAGCGATTGTTTTAAGGCGCTTACTTGAACGTGAGCAATTCTCGCCGCTTGGGCGATTTGCATCAGCTTTTTAGCGATTGAGTCATCAATCTTGTCGCGGATTTCAATATCAATTCGGTTGCTCATTGAAATCTCACTTCAGGATTAGTTTAACTTTTTTGGTCGCCAAGTTGCCTTTCATTACGGCTCGCTCAACAAAGCCAGCAGAGGCTTGTGGACTATGACCCTGATTAAGCAGAGTAATGTAATCAATATTATTAGAAATATGCAAAACTTGGCGAGATTTATATTGATTGATTAGTTGGCGACCATAAGCGAGGGTCTGGGCGCGACTTGCAGCAGCGGTCGAGCCTTTGGTGCCAGGAACGTGAGGCGGAATAAGATTCACAGGGCTGTAGCCGATACCCACAGTCCAGTTCGATACCGCCAGCGAAGTATCGACCGGAGTGACTTTTGCCAGATCGACTAACACTGCCCGAGCCGCAGCTTTAACGTACTTGGCAGATTGATCGGAAATTTGCCGACCGATACGTTTAACGTAAAGGGATAAATGATAGAGACTTGGTTCTGCCATCATTTACCCTTTTTCGTTGACTTGCTGCTTTTGTTTTGCTGCTTACTTTTCTTGTCGGCAAATTCCAAGAACTTGCGGTCCAAGACCTGAACGTAGTAGATCAGGTCTTGTTCCTCAAATCCAGTTACACCGTAGTGTTCCGCATAAGCAAAGATTGCTGTTATCGGAATCGGCCCCGGTGCAAAACCAACTGAGCGACAAGAATTAAGTTCGCAAAAAGCCTCGAAGTAGAATTGCAAATCAAGCGGTAGCTCGGGAGCATTCTTGAGCCGGTCAGGAATATCCCTCCCAGATCGTCTCGCCTGCTTTGCAATCATGTCGTCCAATTCCCCGATTGACAGTTCGTAATCGAGGAATTCAGTTAGTTTTTTGCGATTTCCTCCCGGTCGTCAATTTGGTAGTTGGAAATATCGGTAGCAAACAAGGAGAGGAGATCAAAAAGCGCTGGGAATTCATCAAGGAGCATCTTGGCGTTCTCTTTGTTGTAGGGAAGTGGCTTTTCGCCTTTCTTCACCACAACATTTTCCCATCCGAGAATGATGCTGTTGACAAAAACTTCCTTGGTCAACTCTTGAGTCATTTCAACATTGTTGACACTTACTCGTTTTCCGCGAGCAAGCCGAGCAGACTCCTTGAGGAACTGCTTGTTGCTGCTGCCAGCGTAGGCAAGCAGAAACTTCATTTCCCCATCTTCAGTTTTGTCAACAACGCACCAGGCTCCTTGAGTCTCCAGTTCCTTGCTCGTACCAAACAAATCCTTCAAAGCCATCGTCAGGTTCCTTAAAATTAGGTCATTGCCAAAGTCGGCAACCAAGTAAACAGAGTTGCCGACAACGTGTAACCGTTGGTGTTTTCAGCCGCAGCACTTTCCAAAGGCAGCATGATCGGCTCGTCTTTCTCAACGGTCGCTCGACCATTTCCCAGAGCGAGCAAAGGAATATCAAAAGCCATCCCCGCATTGTCTGCTGCCAGAATCGCATTGAAGCCGACATTGGCATTGGCTCGAACCGCGCTGACAGCTTCGATTGTATCGAAGTAGCAATTCAATTCTCCACCAACTTCAAAGTCACCAACTTTTACGTCAAAGTTACCAAGTTCGCCAATTGCTTTCAAACCGGCGACATTGTTATTGATCGTGATGTTTCCGTCCATCACAAAACCGAACAGCGAAGTCGGAGTGATTGCAGTTGAGTCAACAACGTACAATCGCATTTGGTAAACATCGCTGGAAGTATTGAAAGCATCTTCAACCAGAGCAGGAATGCGAGTTCCGCCCTTGACACCATCAACGCCTCGTCGCTGCTGAACATCCTTGCCCACAAAGGTGAGGTCGCAGTTCACCTTGTCAGCCGAGTCGAAGTTCATCGTGAATTCATTGGCAACGGCACCAATGAGATATTCGCTCATCAAACCGTTGTCATCGTAACCGAGACTTCGTTCAAGCTGGTAGCTGCGAAGGCGAATCAGAGTTGGGTCTTTTTCGTTTCGCACAAACGTGCCGAAGTAAAGGTTGATCGACTTGCCAGTTCCAGCATCGGTCGTGACGGTCCAGGTGCATTCATCAAGGTCGAGGGTCGTGGTTCCGATTGCCTTGACCCGAGCGTAACCAAAGTTGCTTGCAAACCGATTAGCCAGCGTGTCAGCACCGAGGTAAATCCATTCGCCAACATTCAAGCCGAGAGTCGCGAACGAACCGGCTGAAATGGTCAAACGAGCGGCACCGGTGACGGCAGCGATACTACAAACGCCAGAACCGAACTGGTGTCCGATGACTTCGATTCGAGCGCCTGATGCGAAGCTGGCTTCAGTCGAAAGCGCGGGAGTCAAAACCACGTTCGGGCTCGTAATCGAACTGACCACAAAGTTGCCGTTGTTGGCGGCAACTGCCATTCCAGTCATTCGAACGATATTGCCGACATTGAAAGCCAAGTGACCGCTATCACCGAGGGTAATACCGGTTGCGGCGGCAAAACTGGTGACGGTCAATCGACTGCCTTGCAAGTTGAGGCTGGAAGTCTTTTCGCGAGCATTTGCGAAGAAAAAGCCTTGCATGAGCCGAGTCAAACCGTTTTGGGTCAGGTCGGTATTGAAGCCGCCCGAAGCATCCAAATCGGAAATGACACCCTTCTTGCGTTGACGCGAATTGTTGATTGGGTTGCGAGCAAGCATCGTCAATTCGCCACCGAAGTCCTCATAGGAGTTCGGTTCGAGAGATCGCCAGGTTGCGAGTTCAGTTCCGATGTAATAGGCCGAGCGGAACGAGCGATTGGTGTAACCGGTGACTCGGGAAACTTCGACGATAATCTGATCGCCCGATTGGAAAGTAACGGCGCTCAAGCTCATGTTCAGAACAACGGTCTGGACCACGTTGATTGGACCACCGCTGAAACGACGAGCGTGACCAGCCGAAGCTGCCGAAGTAAACAAGCCGGGAGTGTCGCTGACGTAGGTGCCGACATTGGTTGCAATCGTCACACCACCGCGAATATGGTTGATCCGAACATAGAATTCGGTCAGCACTTCGCGAGTCACCATCGTGATCGCCAAAGCACCCGTACCCACAACGTAGCTCAGACCGATGCCCGAGAGGGGAGGACCGCTGCCTGGGGCGAACGAAGTGCCGAAGCCATCCTCGCCGTAAACGAGATTGACCATCTGAGCAGTACCAGTGGGCAAATTGCCCAACGATACTTCTTCAGCAAACGTGAGACCGGTAAGATTGCTATCAACTTTTTTGCTTGTTGCTGTCATGTTTGATTCCTAGAATACAACGTGATCAAATTCGTATTCCGCGAGTACGTTGGCGCGAAAGTAATTTTGTTCTTCCGGCAATTCTTGGATTCGCGGATTGCGAAACCAAATCTTATTCGGAATGGCTTTGTAAAACGGTTCTGAGGCTATCACTGACAGCGCAATGTCATCGTCTTTGACTAAAGACGACTTTGAGAAAAAAAGCTGAATGAACACCAAGCCGATGTTTGTATGCCTTTTTCCGTATTGCTCGACGACCGGACCCCGCATCGAAGTTTGCTCATTGGAAACGGTTTCCATTGAAAACCGTACCCAATGCTCTGTTTTTGGTGGGGGCTCTTTAACCTCCCTGTTCCACCATCGAACTTGCGGCTCATAACCCACAATAGTAGGAGCTTTGAGTCGCCAATGCTCGTAAAAATGCGAGCAAATCGCGTTTCGAGCATCGCCAATGTTCATTGGGCCAGTTCTATCAGGTAAACAAGGGTTTTTGTTGCGGGCATAATCTTATCATGGATTGCGAAAATGGAAAACTCTTGCCCATTTACAGCAACCGAATCTCGCAAAGTCGGCTCGAAGTCCTGCTTCGCCATGTAGGCTTGCTGGTATCCTTCGCTTACGCCAGTCTCTTTGCGATATTTCAGATAAGCCCAATCTTTCAAATCGTAAGGCAAGAGTAGTATTCGCACCGGATATTCAACTACGGTGCCTGCTGTTCCGAGCCAAGGTTGATTGGGAAATGGATTATTGTTCGCTCGGCTTTTCCAAATGGCATTCGGCCCATCGGGAGTAAACTCCTCGATCAGAGCGATGACGGTTGCTTGGAGATCATCGTAAATGTCTGCCATGCTTAAATCCTGACAGTTTTAACGAATGCCCCATTCCCACAGGCTGAGAAAAGCGGTTTCAACAGGTTTTCCACAGTGGGGATTCGGTAAGTCCCGTCACTGGTAATTCCGGTAGTGTAAGCGGCTTTGTCCGAGTAGTGCATTTCGATTGGCCCAACAATCTTGCGAGTGACTGGACCAGCATTCATCGAACTTGTCGGTGAAGGCGGAAACAAAGCCGAGCCTGAATTGATAGCAATCGCCAGTTCGACCTGAGCTTTCTTCAGTTCGACCGGAATCGCATTGCTGGCGAATTCCTCGCAGTCGATGTAAACATCCAGGCGAGGCCACTGTAAAGCCTGAGTGGCAAGAGTTTTTGAGCCCTGAAAGCTAGCGCGTTTAGCTTCGAGCCAATCCA